AAACACGCGTTCTCGCGCTTTACCCAAGTAAAGCAGAACGTGAATTGTCAGAATATTTAAAATATTCAAAAAATACGTATTATACGTGATTCTGACTACTTTAGGTGTAAAGCTAAAATACTTGACAGAGGTCAAAAAGTACGGGTAATATACATTATCCAGTTTATTTTTATACATGATGGGGGTAGTTTTCAGAATTTTCTGACAATTCTGAAAATTTTTTTTGCGTAGGCTACATACTCTCCCGCTACCACTCACAACCCAACCAATACCAACCTTTTCACCCCACTTAACTCCACCACTAAAATCTCTACCATAACACCAGAATCATCACCACAAAAATCTCTCAACCCATTGAAAACAAAGGGCTATAGAGATTAACCCAATAAACTTACAAAAATCATAAGTGTAAAAACTCCAAAAACAACAAAATAATTAGAAAAAATGACAAAATAATAAAATATTTTGTAGAAAAGTAAAAAGAAAAGAGTCAAAAAGATATATATACCCTATATAAAAGCGCCACTAAAACTTACGAAAACACGCAGAGCGTGGTGAGTAAGTGGCGAGCGCGTAAGCGAGACAGGCGCGATACTGTGCCAATTAGGTATTGTATAGAGATGGGGTGGGGACACAAAAAGTGTACCACCCCGTGTCTATATAATATATATAAGCACGGACGGGTACACGATTTTGCTAAGCCTTGCAATTACTACGTTCTAGCCATCACCACAGGTACACGATAGAAATGTTGAAATTTCAACATTCTTAAATTTGCATTAAATTTCTATCTCTTCCCATTCTATATCGTCTTCGTTGTCGCGTATTTCTTCTTCTACTGCATCTTTAAGCGTGGTGATGACATATATTGGACATTCAGTACTATTGTCGATTCTTACATCTTTGAACATACATTCGGTGCAATCATCTTGCCCATCGCAATACTCGATACAATAGTTCATCGCATCGAGCATTTTTTCCATTTGTTTTGTTCGCTTTCTACCTACACGCATTGTCAATCCACCGTAGTTGTCCATGTTGTCACATAACCCTTTGGGCAATCACGAAACAAAATCTGACAATATCCGCATGGCAATCTGTGTGGACAATAAGTTTGATATTGTTTAGTTGACGTTGTATAGTCTTGCGTACTACTTGCAGTATTTTGATTTGTACTCATATTTAATCTAACCACCCTTCTTTAGTACATAAGCTTGCTCTATTTATTCTTTGATTGATTATTTTATCGTAAACATCGAAATAAAACTCATCTTTATCTCCGTTATATGTGACTTCGTAATATCTTGTATCGCCATCTGTGGTAGTTGAAAGCAATGCTTTGTTATTTTGCAGAGTTTTACATACCCATACTACAAATACGTTATATTCAAATATACGTGGTATGTAACCACTTGGCAACTTATATTCTGTAGAGTTCACATAATCAACAATCAACCTTTTACAATAATTAATAAATTCACTATTTCCCATGTTCATTATTCCTCTCTGTTACGTGGCGATTTAATAATTGGTATGCCATATGCTTGTGCGCATTGTTTTTCGATTTGACACCCTTTACTCTTTTCCCAACCCTTTCCAAGCCATAATATGTTTGCCATGGATAATTTTTGCAATGCGTGTGATATCCAATATACATCCCAATTCAATATATCAGAAAAAGATTTCTCGCACGATTTTCTATCATGGTCGTTAATATAACTATTAATGATATTAATATCAATCTTGTCGTTTCCAAGCCAATCATATACTGCGTTGATTTCTTCTTTACGCTCTGCGTCAATTTGCTTCTCTGTTAAGCCAGACATAGGTTGTGATATAAAAATATTTTTTATCATTGCATCTCCTGTTTAATCGTCTAAATTTATGTTGTGTGGTTTATATCGTTTGCGGGGGCGGTCTTTTTCAATTAGATGTCTTCCTGTACGAAAGCCAACATGATGGTATATTTTTTGTAAGTTTAATTTATTCTGGTCGATAACTAAGTGGCTCTTTGTTTCTTTGGGCTGTATTGTATATAGTTTTTTCTTCTTCTTGCTCATTTTCATATTGCTCCATCATATTCGCATCTACAAGGAAAAATTCTGTATGACTACCAACATCATACCATGTATATCCGTCTTTGTACCATACGCGAGTATAATATGACTTAAAGTTATGTTCGCTTAAGAACTTTTGAATATGTTCCCAAATTTCTTTTTCAAGTTCGAGATTAGAAGCTATAAGCCTTTTGTCGTTATGACTATCTCTGAAATATAAATTCATATCAATCTATCCTTATAAATGTATTAACAAATTGTTTTCGTAAAGTATCTTCGATTAAACTCAAGTCTTTTGCGGTCAAAAGTTTATCTTGTACGTTTCGATTAAGTTGTTTATAGTTTATCTTATTTATTTCATATTCAAAAGTCTCTGGTTGCGCCAACGTAATATGCCATGCTACAGAGTACGCATTCCAACCTTCTTCTTTGAATTCTTCTTTGAGTCTGCGATTCATAATTTTGTAAAATCTTTTGCGGTCATTTGGATATAAATAATGCACACTCTGTATGTTCAATAAATGATAGTTGCCTTCCCCTTGTCGTTGCTTTATATCATCGTTAAATTCTATAATAGCATCATGTTGTACTGTTAAAATACGTGATATTTCACTTTCTGTGCAATCATGGTAGCGTGATATAAATTTGCCGTTTTCGTCTACCATGTTGTTGTATAGTCGAAATGTCTTGTGTTTATGTATCAACGATGCTTTTTCTAAAGACGTTAGGCTGTCATATATCACTCTTTTTAATAGTCTGTATGAGCTTGAGAAAAATATATCACTTTCGTTCAATATGCGATTGACAACATATTGGTCATCTGGCATATCTTCTTTTCTTAATGGCAATGTAAACCCATCTAAATATTTATATGGAGCGTTCTTTCCGATAAAATAATTATGGTTAACCATATAGGTCATTTCCAGAATATCCCTGTTTGTCAATATGACCGATGTTGTGTTGGTCGTTTGTTCTAATTCATAAAACAGATTGATTAAAAATTGTCTGATATATGTGGTGAACTTACCATGATTTTCTATGATGTTTAGTTCGTCTTCGTCTGTATATACTTTTCCTATGTAGATTTGCCCATTTTCCTTAGACAAATCTACATATTGCTTGATTCTGTTTATATGTAAATTACGACTACGACCACTTTTTTTGTCTTCGTTTATAATTTCACACAACTTTGGGTATTTAATATATTGTCCTTCGTATTGTTTTAATACATCGTATGGATTTTTCATTCTGTTTTAATCTCAATATGCGGTAACGTTTCTTTTGTTTCTAACATATCAATTAATTCACCTGTTTTTTTATAGATGACATTTCCATTATCATCTGATGATAAGAGCGGTTTTAAGTTAGCCCAATCTACTTCTTCTTTTGTTTTGATTAAATTTCTATCAATATCTCTAATTTGGTCTACAAAACCATCATTATCTTTATGACTTGTGACAGGTTCGCCATTATACATTACGAATTCAATTTTTGGAAGTTTTTTAATAATCTTACCCGCTGGCAACGTGACGGTTTCCTGTGTTTTAGTTTTCTTTTTAGGAACTTCTTCAAGTTCTAAATATTTACCTAAGCACCCAGATAAAAATTGCACTTCGCGCTCACATTTCTCTTGTGCGTCCTTGATTTGTTCTTTAAGTTTTTTAATTTCTTGTTCTGCACATTCTACAAAATATTTGGTTCGATTCCGATTATCTGCAATTTTGCTAAGTGCCCAATCTGCCGTTGATGCGTCTGTAATTTCAAACCCCATAGGGGCTTCTTCAAATTCTCCCGTAAATGTGTCGTAAAAATCCTCAAATCTTTCCATTCGTATATCCTTTCTCGTTTGCAATAATTTTATGTAATAGAGTATTTAACTCTTTCCAACTAGACACAGTATATCCGTTCCATTCTTGTAATTCATCAAACTTTCTATTGTTTTTATATAATATTTTATATTTTGCATTAGTTTCATTCAGAAACGTAGCATTATCATCTATCATAATGCCATCAGACATATCTAAAATGCCTTTTGAGCTTTTTAACATTATGCCAACAAACCTTATTGGTATACCAAAACTTTTGATATGCTCATTAATCCATTCATTTTTCCTTTGCATTGCGGTCATGTCGGTTTTGCTTACTATAATAACATCGTTGTATTTTGTATATTTTCGTAATACTGGCAATACATTTTGTTTCAATTTTAGGGTTTTGAAAAATTCTTCTTCACCAAACACTTTAACGATATCTTTTAGTGGGATATCTGGGTACACATCACTAAAGTCCCACTTACCGATATCTTCTACGCTGACATTTTTGTTATATCTTTTATTTACAATGCGCAAGACATTTTCAACTGACATTGTTATTGTGTCATCAAAGTCTATAAAGATTTTCATAGTTGAATTTTCTCCTTACTGTATAAATAGTTTTCGTCCGCTATGTCTGTGAGAATGATATCTATATCAAATAGCTCCTTGAATGCTTGTTGTATGTCTTGCAATGTTGTCTTAAACCACTCTTTACGTGGATTGACTTGATTCACTCTTTGGTCTGCAAAATGTTTGTGTAGCATACTTTCCACCGCAAAACAATCTTCACAATAAACATAGCCATGTAGGTTCATGCCAAAACTATGGCTTGCTCCAGACCCAAGTTCTTTCATACGCTCTGCGATTGCTCTACGTGTTATGCCTATTTTATATTGCCCTTCTTTCATGTCGTCATTTGACACCACATAGACGTATCCAGCTCTATTATGTGTCAATGCATAGTTTTGTTTTTCTATCTGTTCATCAAGTGCTTCAATATCTCTTTTAATATTCCCGTTTTGAATACCCGTTTGTTCTAATTCTTTATTAAATTTATATTGTAGTGCGACTCGTTCTTTTTCTAATTTTTCCTTTTCTTTCTGTATGCGTTTTTCTTCTTTGAGTTGTTCTTTGATTATTTCTTTTTCTGCCTGTTCAATTTCTTTTTGTTGTTTTTTATTAAATATAATTTCGTTTTGTATGTAGCATTGTTCAATTTTAAGTTCTAAATAATCATATAGTATTTTTATTTCAAAAATATCCAAGAAGTCATTGATAGTCTTGTATTTATTCTGAATCTTTAATATCACATTTTCTACATTCCCCAATGTCATTTTGTTAATATTATGTTCACAAAACATGTCAAAATCTTCAAGTGCTAGGCGAGCTACGTTTGTAAACATTTTGTTGCCTTCGTTTAAATCGCCACCAATAGCAAATTGGTTATAAGGAATGTCCATGCAACGTAAAGATTTCTTCATGTTCTTTTGACTATCTCCGTTATCTTTTAATTTTATTGTATTTGTCACAATTTTTTCGGAAATATTTTTATCCATATTTTACTTCCTTTTGCCTTATGATACAAGATTACATTTACATTATAACACCAAAGTTGATAAAAGTCAACTACTATTTTTATGAAAATCAAAAAGTGTACCAATTCGTGACCATATACTTTTTATTAGTATATATTATATATAATTATAAATTATTTTTATAATTATTATATTGTACTTGACATAATTAATATATAGTGTTATAATAGTATTGGTAATATTTAGCAATTATTTAGAAAGGAGAATAATATAAAAATTATTATATATAGCTATGTGGAACGAAATGTGTGACAGATTGCATATTTCAAGGTCGCCATCTCAAAGAATAAGATATGAGAACGATGATAAAGTAAATTATGATGTATACACACAAAGATTGATAGAAGACCAAGAAATATATGACGAAGAAGGAGCTTTAGACGAATACGATAGAAAGATGATAGATATATATGCTGAGTAAGTATGGGTTAAAGATTAAAAATTTTTCATGCGGTGTTTTGTATGAATATAATCTTGGTGTCAGAAAACATCTAACATATACAAACGCCATGTTTACTAATAACTTACTAAGTTATTATTTAATAGATAATGGGCTTAAAGTGTCGAAAGACGGTAGAACAAGAGATATTATTGGTATTAATTTTGACCTTGGGGCTAAAAGTTATGAAGAAACAGTGGCTAAAATTGAAAAGAGTATAGAAAAGTCAAAGCAAAATATTGAAATAGACGATAAAGAAAAAGACAGGTTGGATAATCTGTATGACCTTTTATCTTTTGTGCAATCCGTAAAAGATTTGTACATTAAAAAGAGTAAAGAAGATATCCGTACAGAGTTTTATAATCATGGGGTAGATATTACATATACCACACATGATAAGAATGGGGATATAAAGAAACAAGAGACTATACACTATAAAATGCTTTATCGTTCAACTGGTAAAGCCAAGCTAGGGTCTTGTATGTTTATATCTGACAGGTTATATGATGTAGCGCGTGACTTTTTATATATGGGGATAGATTTGCCATATACAAATGCTCCTATTGTAGAAGCCAGCGCTTATGTATCGCTTGTTGCCAGTTCGGTTGTTGATAGGATTCGTATTAACCCTAAAAATATTTTAATATTAAAAGACGTTGATAGCTTTTTTAACACAAATGTTATTAGCGTTGAGACAAACGCCGAAAAACAATGTTACGCCAAGGCAATTAATAACTATACGGTTAAGAATACTTTGTTTGACGGGCAAGCTTTGATTGATAAAACCATATTTCCGTCATGGGGAAATGGGTATGTATTACTTAGACATCATATGTGTAAAACTGCGGCGTTTAAGACGGACATACAACGATTTTTCAAGGATTACTTTGGTGAGCAATATTATACCGCAAATGTGCAAGATATGTTCGGGAACCAACATAAGGTCACAGACATCCAGATGATAACAACAGACAACGCTATGAAGTGGTTGAAGTTTGGTATAAGTTATGAATATTGGTGTGATAGGGTTGGTATGAATGGTAATATGTTTGGCATCGTAAAAACGGCACACAAAAGCAAGTTTGGCGATGTGCAAAGAATGTCGTACCAAATGATTAATTCGTTAGACATGAGCATCATGGAAAACGTCACTAAGGTTAGTAAGCAATATATTATGGCGTTGAAGTCTGATGATGATATATTTTTACAATATCTTAGAGATAATGCAAATTTTGCGAATGACTTTGAAGTTTTGGTTGCATTATGTGAACAAAATAAAGATTTTTTAAGGTGCGATTATTTTAGGGAACGTAGGAAAAAGATAATACGCTCGTACATCAACAAATTTAAGACTGGTAAAGTTATACAAGAAGGGGACAATCTTGTAATGGTCGGTTCTCCTTACGCTATGTTGTTACATGCCGTTGGTGAAGACGTAGCACAAGATAATACTCTTGGGCAAATGCCAAATAGCATTACATGTTACACCAAAAGATTCAAGCCGCAAACACAAATAGCTGGATTCAGAAGCCCGCATAATGGTAAAAATAACATTTTGTCTTTGTATAATGTCGCATCTGATGTGTTGGATAAGTATTTCGACATTGGTGAGCAATGTATAGCAGTTAATTGCATACATACAGACTTACAAGATAGAGCTAATGGGTGTGACTTTGATAGTGATTCTATCTATTGTACAGACCAACCAGATATTGCTCGATATGCTATGAATTGTTATATTAATTATCCAACTATAGTGAACAATATACCAAAAGAGAAAAATTGTTATAACAACACTATGGATGATTATGCGTTAGTAGATAATAATTTATCTCACTCACAATTAGCGATAGGCGAATCTAGTAACTTAGCACAATTAGCATTAACATACACCTATAATTTTCAAGATAAAAAATACTTGGACTATGTGTGTATACTTAGTGTGTTGGCACAAGTTAGTATAGATTCTGCAAAGCGTAGATACGATATTGATATATCCGACGAGATTAAGCGTATAAAAAAAGATATGAACGTAGGTGCTAATGGTTATCCCGTATTTTGGACACATATACGCAGAGACTTTAATAAAGATAAGATTAATACAAGTCTGTCATGTCCAATGAATGAACTTACTTATGTTCGATTCAAGAACGCGCCAATCAAAAAGGGTGTTTTGCCAATTAGCCATTTTTTGAAAAAATACGAGTTAAAAGAATCTCGTAGAACGTCGCGCAAAGTTGAACGGATTATTGAAAAATATTCTTTGGAGTTGTTAAGTTCACAATTAAATAACGATGATGAATATTTTTTATTAAGAAATGATTTTGATGAAATGATTAACGATATTCGTAAGATTTATATATCTAAAGAATATCTTGGGTTAATGAGCTGGCTTGTCACGCGTGCGTTTTTATTAACCCCACAGTCATATCAAAGTTTTTCACAGACTCATAGGAATAAAGCTATATTGTTAAAGACGCTTTTTGAGGTTAATCAAAAAAGCTTATTAGAAATTTTTAGCAAAAACATATAAATATTATGTGTTTTTTGTGCGCACGCACTATATATGGTGGTTTTATGAAACCGTTGAAATTTAGCCATTTTTACAAAAAATGGAAAATGGTGCCTAAATGATAAGGAAACAACGGAGTTGGAAAGGAAGTGTTATAATGGCAAAAGTTACTACAAAAGAAGCCATTAAACTTACTGCGCAATATGTTGGTTGTTCCTATAAGGTTGCTGACAAGATTATAAAAGCATATGGCTACATCGTATATAAATTACTTTTGGAAGGTTATGAAACACGAATGCCAGTGTTAGGGCGATTTTATCTAGCAACACAAAAGGCTCAACCAGAAAAGGAATGGAAAGACCCACGAACCAAACAGATGATTACACTTGCTCCAAAAGAAGCGTACCAGAAACCATCATTTAAGTTTATGCCAGCAATCATTAAAGAAGTTAGGCAGAAGACAGAGGGGAGTTTATTGTAATGGCTAAACCATTGGGGTTCACTGAGTTTATGAGAAGGCTCAGTAAGAAGTGTAAACTATCTGAGAAAACAGTTCGTAAAGTATATGATAATTTATTTTTGCTAATGGCAGAAGAGTTACGTTTTACTGGTAGTGTAAAATTAAAACGAATTGGCACATTTACGCTTGTGCAAAGGGGCGGTAAAGATAAAATGGTTCCAAGACCAGACGGAAGTTTGGAGAGCAAGTTTATAGAACCATATTTTACCATCCACTTTAAGCCAGTTGGTGAGTTTCATAATTATGTCAATGGTAAATTGGTTGATAAAGAAGCTCGCAAGCGAGTGCGTAAAAACGAGTTGAACAAAAGCGATAAGGCGTTACTCAAACTTACGGTTGAAGACAAAGACCGTAACTTAGAGATAGCGTTAGAAAAATTTGCGGAGGAAGTTAAGAATGGCGAAAGATAAATACACAGTTTCTACTAATATTGACATTGTAGGTCGGTTGGACTATAATCAATCCGAAGAATTGGTAGTTTATATTGAAAAGGGAAAAGGCGATAACGTGGTTATTGTTGAAGTGCCTTTGATGGATATTTTGCAAAGTTGTGTGGGAAGGCAAATGATATTAAAACTTACCGAAGAAGAGGACAAGTGTGATGAATAGTTATGAAAAAAATTTACAAACTCTAATGGGTAAGGTTGAAGGTAGTGTGGATATGGACTGGAGCGAAGTCTGTGATTATATTGGCGTAGATGTTCACCCAGATTCACTTCGTAAAGCATTTGCGACTACTGAGTATGGTGGTTATAGTGTTGCTAAATATTTGATGGGTAAAACGGCGAATGAACTAACTGAAGATATGCTTGCTTCTTTAGAAAAAAAGAAAGTTGAAGAATATAAAGAGAGAGTTAGACTCCAAGACGCTCGGAGAGAATATAACAAAGAACTTCGAGCAGAAGCAAGGTACGAAAACCTTATTGATACAATGAAATGCGCTATCGCAGAAATGCCAAGTTTAGAATTTCGTTCAAAGGAAGTTGGAACAAACGGCGTAAAAGCATCGTTAATTATTAGTGATTTACATTATGGGGCGCTTATAGATAACGCTGTTAATTTTTATAATACAGATGTATGCAAAGAGCGTATGGGCACACTGTTAAATAAGGTTGTTAAGTATTGCACAATACATCGTGTAAAAGAATTATATGTTAATTTGGCTGGCGACCTTGTATGTGGTAATATACATCTTACAAGTAGAGTTGAACAAGAGGAAGATGTTATTACACAAACTATGCAAGTTGCAGAGTTGCTTTCCAATTTCTTGTCGGAGCTTTCTAAATATGTAGATAGTATTGTAGTTGTATGTGTGCAAGGCAACCACTCAAGAATCACACCAAATAGAAAGGAAAGCCTAAACCAAGAGAATTTTGAACGCATTATATTTGAATATATTAAAATGCGTTTGCCGAAAATTCGCATGTTGGTCAACGGCATGGAGGATTGGATTGCATACAGGATTGGTAGCCGAAGTGTGTTTCTTGAGCATGGCGATAAGTCAAGTGTGGCATCTGCAAGAGAAAAGGCTATTAATTTATTAGGCTACGTGCCAGACACAATTATGTTTGGTCATTTCCATCATCTTGAAGTTAATGATGATAATGGCACTGATATTGTAGTCAATGGGTCTGTTATGGGTAGCGATTCTTATGCTGTTAAACGCAGACTTAATACACCACCATATCAAGTCATGCAAATTTATGATGGCGAAGATGTATGCACGTATAAAATAATTTTATAAAATTTATAAAAAAAATATCGTATAGGGGGTTGACATTTTCCCCTATACGTGTTATAATAAGTGTGTAAGTTAAATAAAGTACATTGATAACTAAATATTACTAATAAAGTATTTGAGTCAACTCAGTGCAGAAGTTTAACAAACTGCTGAGAAACGATGTATGAAGCGAAATGCGAAGCAAGGATACTTGTTAGTAATTCGTGCGTCCGATTCGTGAGGTCGGGTGCGGAGGCAAAAATTGCCAAGTTCAAATTGTTGTACTGATTGTTGTGAATGTCAAAGTTACGGTCTGGTGGTCGGGGTAATAGACGCTCCAGTGGAGAATAAGCCTATATACTATTGTGGTGGCACATTATAGTCAATGTAGGTAGTGCCAACTAACTCGATTTGCGGTGAAGCATAGAAATATGTGTATAACACCAGTTAACGGTACAAGTAGGAGAAATCGCAATTACACAGATGAGTAGATTTATAAATGTGATTATGAAAAGCACAAGTATAACTTTCTTTAGTGAAAGTTCTCTGAAAGTTGCAAGGAAACAAAATCTTGCATGGGCGGTATGAGTCACGCTTGTGTGAAACATACCAAGCGTAAGCGGTGGCTAATTGCTATGGAGTAGCTCTTTATAGCACACGTTAGTTGCCCCCATTGAACGAATATGGCGTGAACAATGATTGGCAAGGCGAAGGTCTGGCGCATAATGCTTTATTAGTAATGTTTAGTTATCTAATATTATTGCGGCGTGGTGAAGTTTGGTAAACACACTGGATTTTGATTCCAGCATACGCAAGTTCAAATCTTGCCGCCGTAGCCATGATACAGTTATTGGTCTGTTAGGGTATTCGGTTCAACCTTTCCCGCCCGTAAAACCAATCGTGATGACTACGTTAAGGGTCAAGCGGTGGTAAGCACACAGCCGATGTAGAGTGTGGCTAAAGGTGAGAAGGTGCAAAAGGAGAGGGGTTGGCAACCCACAGACGTATTTCTGTAAGCATAGGAAAATATACGCGTTGCTGTCGATGCGCCTTTTGAATCTTCGTTATTATGCTTTATTAGCTCAGTTGGTCTATTGGTATAATGGTAATTATATTCGGTTGTCAGCCGAAAGATATGTGTTCAATTCACGTATAGACCGCCATTTATTATTAGCAGATAGGGTAGCTCCCGAAAGGCAAAACTCCTATTGCTTTCTGCTAATTATTATTAGGGGGATATTTATAAGGAGAAAATATCGTGTTAAAAGAATTGTTTTTATGTAAAGATTATTTGGTATCCGACGAAGGGTATGTATTAGGTAAAAATGGTAAAAAATTGAAACCATCGTTGAATCATAAAGGATATCAAATTATTAACATTATGGTTGATGGTAATCGCAAAGGGTTGGCTGTACACACAGCGGTTATGATGACATTTCGACCACACGAAAAACTTGATGATAAATATCAAGTTAATCACATTGATGGAGATAAAACCAATAACCATATTGAGAACTTAGAATGGGTTACGCAAAGCGAAAACATGAAGCATAGTGTAATGGTTTTAGGAAACAACGTGGGTATAAACAATGGTAACTCTAAAGGTATTATAGGGCGTTGTAAAAGTGATAATAGTGTCATTGAGTTTGATACATTAATTGATGGTGGTGAATATTTTAATCCATGCAAACCAAGAGTTGGTCAAAATAATATTTGGAAAGCGTTAAATGGTGTGCACAAATCAGCTTATGGTTATGTGTGGGAGTATAAATAATTATGTCCGTGTGGTGGAATTGGCATACACATCCGATTTAAGCTCGGATGCCTTAATGGATTGAGCGTTCAAATCGCTCCACGGACACCAATACAATTTAACATGGCGGGTTCATCCAGTAGTTAGGAATCAAGCCTCATAAGCTTGAAGTCGTTGGTGCAAGTCCAACACCCGCAACCAAAGTCTATCTGCCATGTGCAGAAAAGATTCTCGATAACGTCATGTATGAAAGCGCATGGCGTTATTTGTTTTATTGGATAAAAATGATATAAAATGACATAAAGGGCAACACGACTTAAAATATACTACAAGACAAGGAGGTTGCTGATGGTAGTTACAATATCTTGGGCATCGATTGTTTCTATTGCTGGAGTTATTATTGCTATTGGGTCTGCATGGAAGGTTATTATGGAAGCTAAAAAGGCGTTAAACAAACCATACAAGAACATAGAAGAAAAGTTTAACCATTACAATAAGTGTTTAACAAAGGACAAGGAGCGATTGGATGGATTAGAATTATCTTTGCGTATGTTGAGTACGGATAATGAAATTGAACTAAAGGCTTTAAGAGACATTATTAATCATTTACGCACAGACAATAACACTGGCGAGATGAAAAGAATCGAAGACGATATTGACGAATATTTGATTGGTAGAGTAAATAACATACGATAAAACATCGTATGTTATTTCAAGTGTATTTTTGTTATATAAAAGTATGCTTGAAATAACATAAGATAAAAGTATAAACAGGAATTAACGGAAAGGAGATAAAATATATGGGGGCTGTAATACCTATTACGGAATCGTATTGTATAGGTTGTGGTAGACCATATACAATAGAGCAATTTTACAAATCTCCAAACCCATTACATCATAATGGAGTATTGCCATATTGTAAAGATTGTTGTAACCGAATGGTTCACGATTATATAAAAAAATATGGTAATTTAGAAAGTGCGTTATGGATGACGTGTGTCAATGTGGGCATACCTTTTACTAGGCGTGCCTTTGAAGCATTAGAGCGTAAAATATCTGCAAAAGATAAAATTGGCAAAACATTTAACTATGTTGGAAATTATATGCAAGTTATGAATGTCAATAGAAAGGCATCGGATAAGTGGGAAGAGTTTGCCGATACAGACGTTTCTTTTGGAGATATTAAGAACATACAAAAGCACGAAGAATCTATTAAGGCACAAGCGGAGAAATTTAAGCTTGATTGGGGGCATCATGAAGTTGAAGAATATCAATTTCTTGAATACAGATATGAATATTACACAGATGGTCTTGGCGAGTTAAAGCCATCACAAGAGACTTTATATCGGAGATTATGTTTGGTTGAACTCGCAATTAGAAAAAAGGATGAGGCTGGTGAAGATACAAAAGAAGAACAGAAGCAAATTTTGCAACTTATGAAAGCGTTGGAGATTGATGATTTTAAGAATACTAAAGATTTAAGTATGGCAGAAAAAATTATTGAATCTCAAATTGCGTGGATGGAAGAAGAAGAGCCAGCTTTTCATTATAAGGACTTAGAAAAATATAAAGATTTCCTTGGCGCAGAATCATATTGGGAAAATCATGTAAAGCGTCCGCTAAGGAATCTTTTAATTGGTTCTAAAGAATATACGCTCAAAGAAACACAAGATGAAATTGCATCTGTGACAGAAAAGGGTGATTCGTAATGACATTAGAAGAACTAATTATGGAGAAAAAAAAGCGCACAAAACGCAAGCGTCGGTTAACAAAAGACGAACGCAAACGTCAAGTGCGTGATTGGTGTACCTTTTATCGTCGTAATTGGGATATCTATGCTGTCGAAAGATTAAAAATCAATCTTAAAATGTTTCAAAGATTGGTTATTCACCTTATTGGTGTGAGCGATATCTTTTACTTGATGTGTAGTCGTGGACTGTCGAAAACATTTATGGCGGCTTTAGCGGCATTTATAGAGTGTTTATTATACCCTAATTCACACATTGTATTAACTGCCGCGACACTAAAGACTGCAAAGAAAATGGTCACAGATAAGATGCAAGACGAGTTGTGTGGTAGGTTTTCACCAGTTTTGAATTGGATGTATGAAAATAAACTTATTGAGTTTCATTATCGTGATGAAGAAATTGTTGTTAATTTCAAAATGAACGATTCTTGGATAAGGGTATTGCCAGCAGTTGAAGGCTCAAGAGGCGAACGTGCAACAGCTCTTATCTTTGAAGAGTGTCGATTGTTAAAGAAAACTATTGTTGATAGTGTTTTCGTTCCTATGCGTAGTGCAAGAGTGCCAGCATACAGAACTAAACCAGAATACGAAAATGATAAACGACTTGTTGAACGTACAAAGATTGTATATTTGACTTCAACGCGATATAAGCATGAGTGGTTTTGGACTTCGTGGAAGTCTTGTGTTAATAATTTCTTTGCGCAAACCAAATTGGTATATAATATATTTGCTGGCGACATACTAACATCAATTTATCATAATTTCAAAACAGCAGAGGATGTTGAGGCAGATAAGGCGCAAATGAGTGATATTGAAGCGCGTATGGAATTATATAATGAACCACAAGGGGAAATTGAAGGTAGTTTTTATACATTACAAATGTTTAATGCGAATCGAGTTATTAAGCGTGCTTTTGTTCCACCAACAACCGAAGAATATATTGTAAAATATGGGCGTGGTGAGTTTCCATGGTTTAGAGATAAGAAGGATAACGAGATACGAGCGCTGTATGTTGACTTTGCTTTTACCGATACAGTCAACGAAAATTCAACAGCCGACAACACCGTTATCGGGTGCATGAGCGGTTATCCTAATGAGAACAAAACACGATTTTTACGTAATTGTGATTATATGGAAACCTATTCTGGTAGTGAAAAGGACGAATCTTTATTAAGGATAAGAGAACTATTCTTCTATTATGATGCAGACGTAGTTTTGGTGGATTTGCATAGGTTCACTTTAAACCCGTTGAATTGCTGGAACGTCCTTAGAGCTTCATAAACTACAACGTAAGAATGAAATAAGTCTAAGCGTGAATGTTAAAAATTATGAAGATTGGATAATCAGCAGGTAAGCTCCGAATAGGGGAAACTTCAACGACTATCCCATTATGGGAGTAGGTTCGCAAGCAATTGGCGAATCGAAGTGGCGGGTGCTTACTTAATGTAAGTAAAGATATAGTCTTATCTGTATGGAAACATACAGGCTGAAAAGCAACTAGGTGTAGCGACCTAAAACTGATAATAACAAGTTGAATGAGACAAGGAGTAGCTACCCTTCGTATATGCCGTAACATATACGATTATCATTTAACTTGTTCTTAACTTTGTTACGGAAAAGGTAGGTAGGTTTATGAAACTTTATGAAATTAATAGCAAAAGAGAATATGATTTTAGTTGTATATATTTATGGGTAAATCTGACCAATAATAAAAAGTACGTAGGGCAAACACAATCGTTCTATAATCGTATGGCGCAATATAAGTGTGGTTTATTTAACACGCATATGAAGCACGCGATTGATAAATATGGTGTTGATAATTTTGACATTATAATTTTGGAACGAGACATACCATTAAACAAATTGGACGAAAGGGAGCAATATTGGATAGATTATTATCGGTCTTATCTTGGAGATAATGGATATAATATTTGTCGGTTTGCTGGCACAACAAGGGGACGTAAGCATACTGATGAGTCAAAAAGCCTTATGAGTAAAATAGCTATGGAAAGATTTAGTCATGAAGAAGAGAGACTGAAGTTACGTGGTGAAAATAATGGAATGTATGGTAAACAACATTCCGATGAGTGGAAACGCAATCATTCAGAGTGGTTGAAAAACAAGTGGGCAACAAATGAGGACTATAGAAAATTTTGGCATGACAAAATGTCTGGGGAAAATAATTATTTCTATGGTAAACATTTGTGTGGCGATAAAAACGGACGTGCAAGAAAGGTGCGTTGCGTTGAATTAAATGAAATATATACAACTATTAAAGAAGCCGCTAAACGTAGCGGCACATCAAGACAAAACATTTCTCATGTTCTTAATGGTCACCAATCTACTGCTGGTGGATATCATTGGGAATATGTATAAAGTTTCATGTTAAAAGCAAATACTACGCAACGGCGGTGAGGATAGATGGCAAGATTTATCTAAACCTTATTTCCACGAAGAGCTTGGTATACAAATGAGTGGATTGGGCATATACGACGATGACGACATTGTTAACTTCTTTTGTGATAAAAAGAAGGCAGACAATTTGCGTAGTCGTACTGTTGACACCAATGCTTCTAGAGTTGTAATCCCTGTTATTGGTACTGACGAACGTAATAACAACTATCACTTAGCTATGAAATCGTCGCTCCAGAATCATATTGTGCGTTTTCCAGTTGACGAGATGACAGCTAAAGATAATTTAATTGATAAAGGTCTTTATCAAACAATGAGCGCTAATGAAAAAATGCGCACGTTGCTTGGTCATGTTCAATTAGATATTATGATAATTGACGAAGCAATAAAGTTACAACAAGTTATAAAAAAGGGGTTTGTGTCTCTTGTTGTTGCTGGTCGAAATAAAAGGGATAGGATTGTTGCTTGTGAATATGCAAATTACTTCTTTCATTTAAAGGAATTAGAGATGATTAAAAAACAGCAACAACAAACTTGGAATATTGATGATTGGCAATTATGGGCAAAACCTATGTAAACATAATAATAAATCAAGAAAGGAGGTAATTGCTGTTGGGAGAAGATAAAAACACTCAAGGTGAACCTCTTATTTCAAGAGAGAACGTTTGGGACGTTTTGCAATTCGCTGACGGGTTGTATAACAATCGTTCGTGGCTATATGGCGGTGGCGTTTATACACCAGAAATATTGAATCAGAATCTTGAAAATTTAAATAATGATATCGAAATACCAACGCATAAGAAGGTCGTTAAAGCATTATCGAACGCAGTGGACAATGAAGATGTCTTGCGGTCTTTTAGTCAATACATGGAATATTTTGATACTATTTATGAAAAGGTTGCAAACTATAAAGCTAATATGCTGTCCTTTGACTTAAATCCAGTATGTGAAAATGCAAAAGGTAGCGATTATAATAGTACAGAATACAAAGATGATAAAGCAAGAGTTAACAAATTTTTATTCAACTTTGATTACCAGCACATTTTTAGAGATATTGTAAAAAATGTTTTGCGTAGTGGCGTGTATTATTGCTGGTACCGTGAAAGTGCTAAAAAGAACGGAGTGCAAAAATATGCTGTGCAAATGCTCCCACAAAAGAATTGTAAAATTACTGGATATTGGGAGAATGGCATATTGTTTGATATTGATTTGTCGTTTTTATTAAGTGCGACGGTAGATTTAGATTTATATGCACCAATTTTTGGTGAATATTTTGATAATTTATTTAAATCTAAAAATGTTAATAATTACATCCCTTCAAACCAATTTAATAATCGTACTGGTACATGGTCGTATTGGACACAAACATCTCCAGATAAAGGTGCGTGGTGCTTTAAGGCAGATACCAGCACGTTTGCAACAGTGCCGCCGCTGGCTAATTTGATGCGGAACACCGTGTTAGATGCAGAAGTGCAAAAATTGCAATATGATAAAGATTTTGCAAGTGCTTACGGGATTCTTGTTGGTCAAATGATGATGAAGAAAGATTCTAGGGAAACAAATGATTTTTCGATTGACCCTAAATTATTGGGACAATTATTAAATCTTGTACAAAACGGGCTGACAAGGAATATTAAAATTGGCGCTATGCCAACAGAAAATAATAAGTTCTATCAATTTGAAGATTATAATGAGTCGATGTATGCCAATCATAACTTAACCACTTCTGCATTAGGTGCAAGCGCAACAAGAGTTATTTATACTACCGATAAATGTTCCGAAGCTGAATTGATTGCGCAAATCACAACCGATGCTGGGGAAGTAAAGAAGTTATACTATCAATTTACAAACTTCTTAAATTTCTTTGTAAATAAAAAGACTAAAAAGTATAAGTTTTATTTTCATTTTGATGGACTTGAGTATTGGTTTGATAAAGAGCATCGCAGAGACAAAATGCTTGAGCTTGCAGACAGGGGTATTATACTAAATGAAGGTGCGTGGGCACAAGCTTACGGGTATCCTCCACATATTTTTGAACAGGCATTAGATGAAGGAAAGAATGGTGCTATTACAGATAAGTTGGGCGCATTATTGTCTATTCATACTGCAAGCAATACTACGAATTCTCAAGGCGGTAGACCTAGAAAGCGTAGGGTGGCAACTGATAGTAGAGATTATGACAAGCGCGGGACATCGCTGTAGGGGGTGTAATATAAAAATGAGTAATTTTGAAAAAATGAAGTTATGTTATACCGATGTATTAAATACGGCGTGCGATTTGTCTTGTATGCTAAACGCAGAAAATGATATCAATGCTTTTGGTGACATATTAGATGCTTTAGATAAATCTACTGTTATCTTAAAGCGTTTGGGGGATACGGTTTTAATAGAACAAGTTGAACAGAAAGAGGGTGACGAAGAAGAATGAATGTAAGCGATGGTACTATTAAAGCAATTCATGAATTGAATGGCGAATGTTTTTCGATGAATCGTTATTGGGACGCTACGGTTAGTATTCTTGGCGTTACCTATGTTTGTTCAACGGCAAGTAAATTAATACATGAGCATATTGCACATTGGTATCCATATATTGCCGATGTGATTAATGAACGGTGTCTGGAAAACTTTAATATTGTTGCGTATTATCCAGAGACACCAGCTGGCGACGTATCGTATAACAATTTGCAAGATATGATGGAACAGATGTTAGATAAAACTTTAAGGTTCCAAAACAAATTAATGGCTGTAAGACAAATTGCCGCGAACAATGGTGATTTATTAGTTGCGGTTGAATTAGATAAAGTGTTATTAATGGTCAACGAACAATTTGCTCAGATGTTACTAATTAATGATAAAGCGGAACAATACGGAGAAGATTACACATCTTTTGATAAAGATTTTCCAACCTTCTTTCCGCTTGCAAATTCAGATACCGTAAGAGGTGTTTGATAATGTTATGCAAACAAGCTCCGAAAGACAAAGAAAAGTATTATGCTACCAGTAATGTTAAATTAATACACGCTTTAATGGAAAATGATATTTATCCGTTATATAGTGATGGTACGATATTCTATTTTGTCAAAACGGAAAAGTTTGAAAAATATATGTCTACAACAGACGTAAATCTTTGAGAAAGGAGGAAAGAGATGCAATCAAAGCGATGTAATTTTGAAGTTGATAATTTTAAGGTTGTTGAGGAAAATTCAAATTCTCAATTTGCTACCTTAGAGATTGACGTTTGCCGTTCGGGACAAAATTCTCATGAAATGCCTATATCGCGTTCTGCTATTGAGTATGCCGCTAACAGTATTAAAGGAAAACCGATTCTTGCGGCTTTTGATATCCTAGATACAGACTTTTTAGGGCACGAAGACAATGAACAACCTGTTGGATTTTTCGTTGAAGAAGAACCGCAAATTGTTGAAAAAGAATATGATGGCAATCCAGAGTTGTTTATTCGCGCAAAGGGAAAGGTTTGGAAGCGTTATTTTGATAATGCTATGAACATTTTTAAGCGCAAGGGTGGCAAAACGGATGTATCAATGGAAATAGACATGCTTGACTTTCAAGAACCAGAAAATGGTAAGGAAGGATTTATTAATATTTTCTCCATTTTAGGATGTACATTACTTGGTGTTAAACCAGCCATTCGTGGTGCAGAAGCTAAGGTGTTATCATTTGCTGAAATGAAAAACGAATATGATAAAGAATCTTCAAAATCTGACCTTGAAAGATTTGCAAACGAACGTATGGATAAGATGGCAGAAGTAACTTATAAAATTAACAAAACAGAATTAAAGGACACGCCATGGGGCGATGTGGACAAGACAGCTATGCGTAATAAGATTATGAAGGCAATCAATAAGGCTACGCTTGTTAAGTCTGTATATGCTCTTGTTGAAGATGGATGGCAAGATGCTCCAAGTGAACATTTAAAATATCCACTAATGCAATTGGTTGGCGACACCTTTTATTATAATCGCTATGCGCTTTCTTCTGCATTAGCTTATGCTAAACAAGAAAACGAAACGTCGGTTATTAATAAAGTTGAGAAGTTATATAAGAAGTTTAAACTTGATGATGAAGGTGGTGACGACAAAAATATGGCTGAAGATAAGACAAAAGATATGTCAGAAGAGACTTTAGAGAATCAAGAACCAGAAGTAATGGAAGAGCAATTAGAATCTGACGATGTAGAAGATATGTCAGAAGAGGAAATGCAAGACGAAGAAACTTTTGCGGATGACGATAAGGAAGTCGATAAAGCTGATGAAAATGATGAGCCAGACGATAATGACCCAGAGGGTAGTGATGAAGACGCTGAAGAGTTTGAGAAAAGCGCATGTTCCGATGACGAAGAAGAGATGTGTAATGGAAAAATGTCTTTAGATGTTAACGCTTATGCTGGTGCTATGTTGGAAATGTTGAAAGCGGAAACGGACGAGCAAAGAGACGAAGCTAGAAAACTTGGTCTGTCTGACGATGAAAAGCTGAATATTGTTATGAACGAATGCTATAGCATTGCATGTGAATTAGCAGAATTAAGACAATTTAGGGTAGATACATTAAAAGAAAAAACTGCGTTCGAGACTACTCAAATTCTTGCAGAAGTTAAACCAGACCTTCCACAAGATAAGTATGCAGAGCTGGAAGTTGAAGCTGGAAAATGTCAATTTAGTGATATTGAACAGTTTAGAGTAAAAGCGCGTGCGTTTGCATACGAGTTTGGCGTGAAGAAAAATAATAAAAAGAAGGACGAACATATTAGAATGGGATTTGATTTTGGTCAAGCATCTAAGAGTGATACAAATGTGTTCGTAAAGATTCTTAATAAATAAAGGAGGAAGAAATTAATATGGCTAATGGAGTAATTGTTGAATCAAGAATTCAAGCTACAAATATTGATGCTCTGAATAGAACTGCACAAGCGCAGATTGCTGTTGCTGGTGGTGGATTAGTTGCGCTGACTGAATCTGGCGTACAAGGAAATGAAGTATGGACTGCCGCCGTTCCTGCCTCTAGTTCGCTTGGTGGGCTGTGGATTGCTTATAATCCGTCTGAGCATTTAACTGCGGTTGGTACTAAGTTCTTTGCTGGACTGAGTGAAGACCCAAGAGATTATACTAACCTTGCTAATAGACCGTTTGATTGTTTCAAGCCAGTTGTTGGTGATGAAATTGACATTACTGTTGATTGTGTAGATAACACTGCTTCTAGTGTTACTGCTGGCGACATTCTTGAGTCCAAGGCTGGTCAAACCACATTCACGAGAGTAGCTAAGGCTACTGGAGCTACTTCTGGTTCAACTGCATTCAGAGTTGAATATGTTGGAACCGCACCATTCCCTACTGGTGGAATCGGCATGGAACAAGTTAAGATGTTCAGATGTGTATGCGTACAAGCATAGTTGAACGACATAATATACGAAAGGAGATATATACGTAATGGTAGAATATACAAGAATTAAGAAGTTCGCTGAGAATTCAAAAGACCTGTATGATGCTATGAAAGAATATGGCGAACATTGTCTTGCTGAAAGAGGGGTTGCTGGTAAGCAATTCTCTACTACTTCCAAGGACGTTATGGAAGAAGCTATCAATAAGGAGTTCACGCAAGAACTGTATCGTAGAACTGGTATGACACCAGAAGATAATTTTGATGGTAATCTCAAGAGATATGCCGCTAATTCACAAGTTATCGAAATGGCTGATGCTATTCGTGATTACATGATTGACATGCTTCTGCCAGAAACACTGATGACTGGTTCTCTGAGATATTTTGCTGATTTCAGATTTGCTGACCTTGGTGATTCTATGAGCTTTGATATTGAAAACAACGCTCTTTACAATGTTACTAAGGCTGGATATAGAAAGAGAAGCACTAATCTGCAAAAGCTGTTCAAGACAACTGTAACGCTGGCTCCAATCAACAGACAAGTTACTGTTGGTACAGACCTGTTTGAAATTCTGACTGGTAGAGTTTCTATCGCTAAGGAAGTTATGAAGGCTGTTAGAAGCATCGAAACTGCTATGATGTTTGATGCTTATGATGCTTTTGCTACTGCTACTGGAAACCTGTCTGGTAATCTGGCTGTTGCTAACTACAGCGAAGAATCTCTGATTTCTCTGTGTGAAAGAGTTACAGCTTATAACCAAGGTAGAAAGGCTGTTATTATCGGTACGCCTGTTGCACTGAAGAGCGTACTGCCTACTAATGCTAACTATAGATATCTGTTAGATGACGAGTATGTAAGACTTGGTCATTTACAGACATTCAATGGAAAAATTTATTTAAGCAAAGTTGCATAAATAAAGATAAACCATGCGTATACGGTGACGTGTACGTACTAGGGGTTAAATGCTGGTAAATCCTAAAGACCCATATACACCCAAACAGTAATTGGAAACGATATGCTGTGTGGTTGCGAAAGCAGAAAAAAGAGATGGGTATGGCGCAAGGTTAAATCCTAAACGCTGTTTACAATGGACGTTCAGCAGGGAAAGTTCTAAGTCTATGTATAGATAAGAAACACCTTCAACGACTATCCGATTGTGTCGGAGTTAGCGCACAAGCTAATGGTGCGCGAAAAATCCCTCTCTGATATTTGTGGTATCAGATGAACATATAGTCTGGACTTGTGTGAAAGCACAAGGGGTCTGCCAGTGATGGTAAGACCGCTATGAAAGTTGCGTTTCATGGTGAACAAGATAAATTACTTAATACTTATTTAATCTTTCTAGTATTAAATTACAATGCTTTATTAATATATAGCGAGGTGGTTTAATGCCGCGAAAACTAACAAATGAAGAATTTGTTGCTAAGTTAAAAAATATACAACCAAATATTATACCACTTGAAAGTTATGTGAATGCGTATACGGTTATTAAATGTATGTGCAGTAAGCATAATGAGTTATGTTATTCGACTCCCAAAAGATTGTTAAAAGGTCATTGTTGTTGCAAGAAGTGTATTAGCGAGCACAAACGTGATAGGCTTTTGCGTACACACGATGAGTTTTTACAAAAGTTAAAAGATAAGAACATTGATGTTATTCCGCTAGAACAATATAAGGGCAATACTACAAAGATATTGTTTAGGTGCTCTTGCGGCGATTTATGGGAAACAACGCCAGAACGAGTTCTTTTAGGTAATCATTGTAAAAAGTGTGGCTATCGTAATTTACAAGGTGAGAAAAATTATTTTTATAATCCAAACCTGTCAGAAGAAGATAGACGTGATGCCAATCATAGGTTTAGAAACCCATTGTATAAGCAATTTGTAACAGAGTGCTTTGCAAGGGATGATTATACTTGCCAAATTACAGGGAAGAAGTCGCGTGGGGATATTGTTGTTCACCACATCAATGGTTATAATTGGGATGTTGAAAATAGGACTAACATTAAGAATGGTATAACCTTAAATAAAACTATCCACAATGAATTTCATAAACTATATGGTAAAGGTAATAACACCAAAGCTCAATTTGTGGAATTTATTAATTCGTTGCATTCACAAGATAGAATTTCTGATAAGCGACGTGATTTAATTTTAGAAAGATTAAAAGATTAAGTAAGATATCGTATCGTTATGATGTACTGCCGCTTGAACAGGTAGCAAATCCTTACAATACAGCTAATCCTTATGCTCTGAAGCTGGACGACACTAAGATTTGGGTTGTATCCCCAGCGGCAGATAAGATTGTTAAGATTGGTGTTGGTGGAGAGCTTATGTCTCACACTGATGCTATTTATGACAATGCTAATCTGTTACAGCTTTCAACGCTGAATAAGGCTTGGGATTGCCAAGTAGTTACGAACTCTGTTTGTGGTGTTGTTAAGAGCTTAGAGGCTGGTAGCTAATCTTAGTATATAGTTTGTATGAAAGGGGATTGGGAAATTCCTATCCCCTTTCAGATTTTGATTAAAAAGGAGATAAAGGGGATAATGGCAAATACAACTAAAACGCCTACAAAGGCACAAATTGAAGCTGAATTGAACGAAACTAAAACTGCATTGCAAGATACACAAAATGCGCTAAAAGAATCAATGGATTTAATTAAAGAGCTAAAAGAACAGCTTCACCAGCAACCGCAAGTGGTTGTACAAAGTGATAAGCGTGTGAATGCTAAGATTAAATGTATTAACCTAGCGCACAATCCTGTTAATATCGCAACTATGCCGAATGGTCAAGGACGTGTATATACTTTTAACGAATATGGACAAGTACATTATATTCGACATGATGACTTGCTCGACATTATTTCTTCCTATCCTAAAACAATGGAGTCTGGTATGATTTATGTTGCAGATAAAGAGTTTTGTGATGAACAAAATTTATATGAAAACGAGCAAGTGGTTTATACTAAGGATATTATGGACAAACTTGTTTATTTAAGAGAAGATGTAGATGTTGATATGCTGTGTGGCATGAGTGCGCCTTTGCTTGAAAGCACTGTTAGAGAGATTGCGAAATTGTATAACAACAACGAAGCAATGGAACCTAATAAGCTAGAAAGAATCAAGCAAGAAACAGGGTATGATATTGTAAAGCTTGCGGAAGATATTAAAATTATGAGTGCCGATGAAATTGAGGCGTTGGAAGAATAAATATGTAAAAGGAGGAATATAAACTATGTCTACTCCTTTTAGTAATATAATTGATAAAGCATTGGTTGTTATACGTGATTATAGCTTAGATACGTTATATGAACAAGACGTGGATGCGTTTGACAACGTATTACAAAGCTTTTTAATTAAGGGTGTTCCTAAATTTACTGAATGTTTGCAAGATTTATCCTATGATGTAGATACGGCATCGTTTAATGTCGATTTAACTGATTTGGAAATGGATATTTTGGCAGATTATACCGTAATATCTTGGTACGAAGCAAACATCAATGACGTTTTAGAATTTAAGGAAACGCTACAAGACCGTGAGTTTAAGCGCTTGGCTACTGGTCAAAATTTAAAACCGCGTCAAGAATATCTAACTATGTTATATACGAGAGTTAAACAAAATACCACGAATTATTTATGGTCTAACTTTGGCTCACTTCCATATTTTGGGGGTGGTGCGTAATGACAAGTAGATATGCTGGTGCTGTCTGGAAGTGTTTGTCTATATATGACACATTTGGAGAAGATAGTTACAAGGGCTATCTGTTCAAATTGATTGCTCGTATGTCGCAAGAAAGTGATTTAAGTAATGTTGAACAGTCTGTTTTAACTATGTTAAAAGGATTAAAACAAACAGAGGATATTGCAACTCATAAAGATATTCGTAGCGTAATTTTAGATTGTTCTGCAAAATTATATAGTGATGAATAGGGGGTGTGTGGCGTGAATTTGCCTATGTATGAAAACAGGAGAGAAATGCTTGTAACACCACACAACCATCATATGAATCAATTGCAAGCGTTAATTAATAATAGATGGGATAATTCAACACAGACATCACAAGCTATATATCAACAAGATAATATTGGAGATTCTAATTATTCTTTGGTCGATATTAGTGTTGATACAGCCATAGACATTGGCACTGGATTCAAGAAGGGCGACGACTTTAAGGTATTTTCGTATCGAGATTTATCTATAGAAGCGCCGTTAGGATTAATGTATAAAACCGAAAATGATTATTGGATTTGTATTAACATTAATGGGTTTGAGAGTATAGTTAATGCTGTGGAAGTGCGTCGGTGTAATAATGTTATGAAGTGGATAGACCCCGCTACTGGACATGTTAACGAACAACGATGTGCCATTGATTATGAATTATCCAGTCCACAACCGTCAAAAGATAAGGATGTTGTTGTAGCAAGCGGTCATATATTTGTTATTGTTCAAGGCAACGATATTACGCGTAGCATTAGGAAGAATCAAAGGTTTATTTTTAATGGACAACCATATAAGGTTGGTGCGTATCAAACGATGCTTGAAAAAAATATGAATGTTGACTATTCTACGTTGTTATATATTGATATGTATCTTGACACTATACAACCATCTGACGATTTGGTAAATAATATAGCCAACGCTACCGATTATACATATACTATTACAATACAGCCAGACGTTACTCAACAAGTGAATGAATTCGTTGGACAGATGAGTGCTACTGTTGAATGTAATGGTGAAGTAGTAGATAGAAATGTATTATGGAGTGGTAATGATTATGTTAATATTGAATCAGACGGGACATATGTATTGAGTGGTAGTAATGGTGACATTGCTGTTATTACGTGTGTTTTAGATGGTAATGAAAGCGTGACAGCGCAATGTAGTATTGATATTGTAGATGCGATACAAGATATATACGATATTATTATTGACCCTTCTTTTGATGAAGTGCGACAAAAGCAACCAATGACATTTACAGTATACTTATATCAAAATGGTGTAAGACAAGATGACGATGTGACGTGGGGTTATTCTGGATTAAGTACAGATTATTTTACATTAATTCAAGAAGGACATACGTTTACGCTATCTGTTTTGAAACTAACTAACGACCCATTAACATTAACATTTGATGCTGGGGTCGCGACTAAAACTATTGATGTTATGTTAAAACCATTATTTTAATTTGGGGGTGGTGTAGAATATGAATGCGATTAATAATAAATTTTTATCTATGCCATTTATCCCATTTAAGATAGTAATGGCTTTATTGGAGAATGATAACTTTTGTAAATTAATATATTATAACACCATAGATGCGCTTGACAGACCCGACCTAACCATTGCTCAGAAGCGAGCTATGATTTGGGACGGACAAGACGATATGGAGCATTATAATATATTTTTAACCAACGTGCAACCTAATGAGGAAACAGAGAACCGCACTGTTATGAAAGTGTATAGATATGTGACAGACCCAATTAATCGTAATATTGCTACTGTCGCATATGCTTTTGATATACTATTTGGTTCTAAGATTCCATTAGTGCGATATAACGGTATTACTTGTAACCGTGGAGATGTGATTGAAATGGAAATAATGAGGACACTAAACGGAGAGGATGTCGCTGGCGTAGGTTATTTACAATATGATAATGATTTAACCGCACTATGTCGCTCAAGAGTCGGCGTAGGCAACAACTATACCTTCACAGGTTTGTCCATAATTATGGCTACACAAATTGCGGACGCTGAAGGAAGTGGTTGTTAGTGGATAATATAAAAGAATATATAGAAAAATATGTCACGTTTGGTAAATCAATACCGTATCATGGATTAAAAATCAAACCAGTTTTGGTTAAAGATTTTTATCAATTTCAAAATGCACAAAATGTATTAAAGATTGATAAGAATAAAATTCCAGATGTTAATATCATTCAAATGACATATTTACGTTTCTTAACCTTAATGGTATGTGAGAATGCTGAAATGTTAGAAGATTTTTTAACAATCTTGGCGTTATGTTTAGGGTTAAGATATGATGAAAAAATGCGGAATACGAAATTTAACCCAAATGAAGTTCTGGCACAACAAATTAAAAAGGGCGTGTCACAATTATCTGTTAATGGTTGGGGTATACGTTTTGTTGTGACCGAAACTCGTGTGTTGCTACAACTTTATATAAATGGGGTTTGGCTTGAATTTAATGACGAACAATTTGACGATATAAAAAAAATTATCTTATTTCAAAACATACATGATTATGACGATATGGAAATGAGCGAAGATTTTAGACGTGTCGTTGAAGAATATTATGCGTTAAAGAATAAGGATGTTGTATTACCTACTTTAGAAGACAGAATGATGGCGGTTGTTGTTAGTTCTAGCTATAAATTAGAAGAACTATACAAGATACCATTAAGGCTGTTTGATTCCTTGTTTGAGTATAGTGTTAATAAATTAGAATATCAAGTCAATAAATTAATAGTTAATTTAGCACATGGCGAAGTTAAGGGATTTAGTTTAAGCCATTGGGTTTATAAGACTAAGAAAGATAAGTATTCCGAGGTCTTTACAAATCCACAAGATTTAGTAAAGAAAGTTACAAGTATATAGTTTGTTATAAAGGAGGAAAAATATATGAGCAATTATATTCTTGCTGGTGTAGGCACTATTGAAGCCTTTACTCAGTCAAGTACACAGCCTACCAGAATTTTTACTTCCAAAACATTGCAAGAGTCTGGGATTTCAATCTCTGTAACGGCAGAAGATATCCGTGGTGGACTGTCTAATCCTCTGCTGGGTAGATATTTCCACGATTCCATTCTTGAAGCTAATATTACAGATGCTTTATTTAATCTGCAATATCTGGCACTGAATGTTGGTGGTGAAGTTGTAATTGGCGGTAGTTCTCTGGTTACTGAAACTGTTACTGCTGGTAGTGGTACGTTAACAGTACAAGGTACTCCAGTAGCTTTTGGTGCGGCTGGTACTGTAGGTTGGTATACTCCAGCTGGGCAAGAAGATTGGGCACCTTTGACATTTGAAGGTAAGGTTGCTACGGTTAGTGGTGTAGTTGCTGGCACTGATTATTGCGTAAGATACAATGCTAATGATGCTGGCATTCAAGAATTTACTGTGCCTTCTGCAATCATCCCATCTGAAGTTCATCTCGTAATGACATATCCGCTGTTTGCTGGTGGTACGAATGTTGAACAGATTTCAACAAGTTCACAAGTTGGAGAATTAATCGTTGACATTCCTAGATTCCAATTTGCTGGCAATGTCGAACTTTCACTGACTTCATCTGGCGCGGCTACTTCTAATCTCTCTGGTTCTGCGTTAGCTTCTTATACGACAGCTAATTGTAATGATATGGGTACATATGGCACAATCAAGCAGAAGATTTATAGTGGTAATTGGTACGATGACCTTATTGCCATGGCTGTTGATGGTGGAAACTTTAGCTTAAAGGTTAATGATACTAAGACATTAAAGGTTATTGGTATTTTCAAGAATGGCACTGGTGTTCTTGATAACGCCAATCTGACGTTCACATCTGGGGCTACTACTACTGCTACAGTTGCTACAAGTGGTTTAGTTACTGGTAAGGCGGCTGGTAACACGAACATTACGATTGCTGTCACAGCAAAACCTGCTATGGCATCGACTGTGGGTGTTACTGTTACTGCATCATAGATTATATAATAGGGAAGGATTCATATCTTTCCCTTTTTTTTACATATTAATAAGCAAGGTGGCGATATTATGTCTATGTGTCCATATTGTGAAAAGGGTAGCTATTTTGGATTTTGTACATGTATTAAAAATGGTGATGTTTGTCCTTTTATGCGTAGATGCAACGTGGAGCATAAATGGCTACCCATTGATTCGATGAATACTTGTACGTTAAGAGAACAAGAAAGGGTGATTGAATTGAAGAACGGAGAATATTTGGTAAGATTTGAAAAGGACGGAGATTTATATATTGAAGTTGGCGATTATGTAATCTACAAAAAGAATCCTTACGATTATGTTCCAGAAAAAGTAGAGATGGTTCAAATAGATAATGAAATGTACTTTAAGGGATTTGAGCCAAAAGAGAAAAAGGAAATAGTAGAGAAACCTAAGAAAAAGTCAAAGAAATAAGTTGCCATGTTAAAGGTAGTAGATATTGGAGAAATATATACGTGTGATTTTGGTGCAGAAAATGGTAGTGTTCAAGGTGGTATAAGACCATGCGTTATTGTTGATAATAAAAATGCTTGTGTATTTTCACCTTGCATACATTGCGTACCGTTGACAACGCAATCGAAAAAAGATGTTCCATTACACTATGAATTATTTCAAAAGGATTATGTGTGTCTTGAATCAGATTCCACGGTTTTGTGTGAGCAATATACGCTTGTAGACAAGACACAATTAGGGGATAAAATAGGAAGGCTCGCGCAAATAGATTTAATTAGAATTATAGATTTGTGCAAGCGAAATTTACCATATCAGTATGGATAAATAGAAAGGATATAATATTATGAAAGAATTAACAATGCCAAGAGATGTTTATCTTGAAGAGTATGATTTGAATGTTAGACCATATTTAACTATGGAAGAGATTATGAGTATTGGCAATTTGGCAGTACAAACAGATAATGTGGTCGAACAAGAAATGACCATTGCTATGAATGTATTGATTTGTTGCACAAATCTTAATGTTGAAGATTTTCAGCAAACAGACGAGAGTGTTGATGTTTTAGACATTAGTGACCTTATGATTGCTGGTGTGTGGGAAAGCGTCAAGAAAGAAGTTGCAAATATTACGTTGGTTTATGATTATGTTGATTATTTTCAATCTCCACAAATCGCTATTGCGAAATTCTTGAACACAACATTACCAAATATGGTGGATAAATATGTAGACAGGTTGCCGAAAGACGGTGAGTGGGAAGGCGTGCTTGAACAACTGCCATCTAGTTTGATAGAAGTCCTAAATATTGCTAAAGAAGATGGTAACGCAGATATCATTCGCGGCGCATTAAAGATGGGTGAGAGTGATGGCGATTAGTAGTGACGCGGAGTTTTACGTTGTTGTCGGCAAGGCTGTTAGCAAGGCGATTGATGAAGTTATAGAGCGTGTGTTTAGTGAATTACAAAAGGCAATAGAACGAGATATTTATAACGGGTATTCACCACAAGATTATGATAGGACAATGGCTTTATTGACCGCATGGAAACACGAAGCGAGTGGGTTATTTGGCGACGTTGAATTTCAACCAAGTATGTTACCACTTGACCCAGCGAATTTTCACCATAGTTCCCCATATGGTTGGGATATACGTAGTGAAATATTTGACATTTTAGAAGGTGGGTATGGTGCTTATAATGCAAAATTAGGTAAACCAATACCATCACGCCCAATGTGGGATGAATTTATTGCCAAGGTCGATGCTAAATTTGATAAGTGGATGCGTGCGGCACTACGTAGACAAGGTTTGGTGGTGATATAATGAGCGTTATATTAGGACTGGACATGAGTAGCCAAAAGAGCGGATATGCGTTATTTGTTGATGGCAAATTATCAGATTATGGGCTATGGGAACTTAGTCATGATGATGAAGCAGATTGGCGTAATCGTATTGCATATATGGCAGATTGCGTAGCTAAATATTGTGTCGATAATAATGTGCAATATATATATGTAGAAGACGTACCGCCAACTATCGAAAATTCACAAACCGTTAAAATCTTATCCGCGTTACAAGGCATGTTGATAGCTTGCGCTACATTGCACGATATCAAAATTGATTTTGTGCCTGTAAAATCTTGGAAAAGCAAAATAGGTATTAACCTTGTGTCATCTAAAGCCAACAACGCTTGCAAGAAACGCATAAAAGAATCGTTTGGTAAAGATGCAAATAAAAACCTAACCAAAATTAAAGGTTGGACGAAAGCATGGGAAAAGAAGTTGTCTGTTGATTATGCTAACTATACATTTGGTCTTGATTTATTATACAAATCACCCACTAGTAAATTCAATCAAGATGATATAGCGGATAGTATTAACATAGCGTGGTCGCAAATAGGAGAAGTTAAAGGATATGATTTAGAATCATTTGACGATATAATGAATCGTTTTTATGATTTGTTATGATGTTTTACATATAGAAAGGTGGGGTGTGTATGGGTGCTAGCATGTATCACATCAGAGTCGTTGGCGAACTTGATACCACCAGAATGAAAGCGCAACTAGCACAATTTGAGAAAAATGCCAAGGTTGTGGTTGGCGGTGCTGGCGGCGGCAAGAAAGGTGCGTTTGCAACCGTTGGCGATAGTGCAAATCAAGCTAGTAAAAAGGTTAAGCGGTTAAATGCCGCTGTAGGGGATACAGAAAAGAACTTAAAGAAAGTTCATAAACCAGCTTACGCTGGTACATATGCTGGCATCGGTAAAGATGCGCAAAAGAGTACAAAACACATGAAAGCGTTTGGCACAGAAACGCTAAACGTAACTAAAAAGGTAATTCAGTTTGGAGCGGTTACAGCCATTATTCGTGGTGTCACAAGTGGCATGGCTGACATGGTTCAAAATGTATTTGAACTTGATGCGGCTCTGACAGAGTTTAGAAAAGTATCTGACCTTACTGGTAAAGGGCTAGAGAGATATACAGACCAAGCTTACAAGGCTGGTCGTGAAACAGCTCGTACTGGAACGGAAATGATTGAAGCGGCTACTCAGTTCCGCAAGATGGGTTACGGCGACCAACAATCAATGCAACTCGCAACAACGGCGACAATGTTCCAGAATATTGCGGATGCAGAGATTTCTGCTGGCGAGGCGGCTTTGTTTATAAACTCTCAATTAAAAGGATTTAGTAAACAATTCGATACCTTTAATAGTAAGGGTGAAGCGTCCATGCACGTCATAGATGCAGTCAACGAGGTAGCAAATAATTTCGCCGTAGGAACTAACGACCTACAATTAGCACTTTCCAAAACCGCTTCTGCAATGGGTGGATTTGGTAATAGTTATGAACAAACCATTGGTATCATTACTGCTGGTACTGAAATTATGGTTGGTCAACCATCAAAGGTTGCTAGAGGTTGGCGTACTATTGGTGCTAATATAACCAAACTTGCTAAAGAAACAGATACATATAGAGATGCAAGCGGAAAAGTCAATATAGAAATGCGTAAGCAAGATGGCACAATGAAAAATACTTACGAATTTCTTACTGACTTACATAAACAATGGGGCAATCTTAATAATGAACAAAAGACAGCTATAGCGCTTCAATTCGGCGGTAAAAACCAAATGGAAGTATTCATGGCTACTATGAATAACTTTGGTACTGCTATTAAAGCTACTAATACAGCTATGGACGCACAAGGTTCTGCCGCAAGAGAAAATGGTAGATATCTTGAATCCTTAGCGGGTCACGTTGCTAATTTACGTTCTGCATGGGAAGAATTTTCCTATAAGATGGTGAATAGTGATTGGCTTAAAAAGGGTATAGATTTATTAGCCGATTTCTTACATATACTATCGAGCGATGCTGGACAAGCGATTATTAAGTTAACCCTATTAGCAACGGCGTTAAATTTAGGCGCTAAGGCAATCCTTGGGTTCAAAGGACTGTCTATTATTAAACTGTTCACTGGTATGGGTAAAGCGTCTAAGGGCGCTAAAGAAGCCGCCGACGCTCTAACCATTATGCAAAGGGCGCAAGTGGGCGCTACTAAGGGTGCTGTGCCATTATATAGTGTATTTGGCAAACTTACTGGCTCTCTGCTTGGTGCTGGTGGTTTGGTTGCTGGAATTGGTTTATTGTCGGTGGCTTTGTCGAAGTACGTTCCGATTGGTGAAAGAGCTAGAGATATTAAGCTTGGTAAAGAACTAAAAGAAGCGCAATCTGACGTAGAAAAAACAGAAAAGAAATATAAATCTTTACGTGATGAATTAAATAAGTTGCACGAAAAAGAAAAAGAGGGTACGCTTACAGATTCAGAACAAAATAGATTAAATATTCTTGAGAACCAAACCAAGCAACTTGAAAGACAACTAGCATTAAAGAAAGAAATAGCTGGCAACAAAGCGGATGAATATTATCATACTGTAGACCCAAGTAAATTAGAGGGAAGGGCTAAAGAGAAATACACCTTAGCAAAGTCTGCTGGTAAAAGTGATAAAGAAGCTTTAGCGGCGGCTGGTGTTAATGACAAAATTGCGTTGTCGTTGAATAACCTAAAAGCTCGTTCCGAAGAAGTTGTTAAGGCTCAAGAAAAGGTCACAGAAGCTTATGAACATCATGGAAAGTCAAGCAAAGAATACAAGGACGCACTTGAAGAATTAGGGAAGGCAGAAGATAATCAAGGCGATGTATTAACCAAGCTTGAAAGCCAACGCAAGAAGGCAATAGAAAGTTTTGGTGATGAAGCTAAGGCTAGTAAGTCTTTAGGGAAGAGTTGGTCTAGTCTTAATCTTGAGATTAAAGCATTGAAAACATTACAAGGCATCAATCTCAAGAGTCCCGCAAAGGATATGGACAAACTCAAGCAAAGTGCTAAAACCCTTGGGTTGGAGTTTAATAAAAGCGGTAAGAAAATAAAGAGTGTTGACCTAAAGACGTTCCAAACACAAATGTCTATGGCTGGGCATAGTGTAGAAGATACGTATAATTATCTTAAAGGGCTGAGTAAAGAAAGTCCCAACATTAAGGTTAATATTGACGGTACAGAAGTTGCGGCTAAGGATTTGGAATTTGTCGATGGCAAAATCCAAGAAATGGAGAAGAAAAATCCAAAGATAAAGATTAAAGCCGAAGACGAAGCTACAGCCAAAATAGATAAAATCAAGAATGATAAAGACCTTGGAACTGCACAAAAGAAGCTAGAACAGACTGGTGGCGCTAATGTGCAAAATATGATGGACACGTTAACCAACAAGCGTAGTTTGGGTAAGGCTAATAAAAACATCACGCAAACTGGTGGCAAAGCTGTAGAGAATAAAATGGGTAGTATCTCTAGGAAAACTTCTTTAGGTACTGCTACCAAAACTATTAAATTTGGTTTGTCTGGTGCAATTGGTGCGGCTAAAAAGTTCTTTAATCTGGCTAAAGGCGTTCGTCACTTTGCTGGCGGTGGTATTAATGATGATGACGCATTTCTTTCCAATGCAGAAGTAAATGAACAAGGCTTTGAAATTATCCAAGACGCTGATACTGGATTAATGCGTGTTGTTAATGGCGGTAAACGTGGATATACATATCTTGGCAGAGGTGATACCGTTTACACTCATGGTCAATCCGTTCGTATGCTTCGTAATGCTGGTAGGACAGAAGGTAATACCATTTACGGGCATGGCGATGAAGATTTTAGCATTTCTGGTGTAAGAAAACCAGAAGGGTTTGCTAAAGGTTTAACTAAGAAACAATATAAGAAAAAATACAAAGCTATTGTTTCTGATTTTGATAAAGCGTTAGCTAAACTTGAGTACAAGCGTGACTATTATCATTGGTCTAATCAAGAATATGCGTCGGAGTACACAAAGTTATACGACCAATATAATACAAAGCTTGCGAACTTAAATAAACAAAAGGTTAAAAAAGGCGTATCTAAAAGCACCACATTAGGTACTGACCGAGTACGCGCGTACAATCTTGCTCAATCTGATGTTGAATCAGAACAATTTAAGGAAAATATTGAAAGTACGCTTAAAGATATTATTGGTGATGCCACTGGTCTTGAAGCGATGCTTAAAGCTATTGAAGAAGCCGATAAAGCACAAAGAATAACCGCCGATGAAACTGCCGAATTTATTAAAGAAGCATATAAAACTAATGCTGAATATAATATGAAGCAGTTTAAGAATAATAAAGAAACTTATGTTAATATGCGTAAGTTGCTTGAAGATTATTATGCTGACGGTAAACTTTCGGGAGAAGATTATTATGATTTTCTTGACGAGCTTGCGGAATCGCAATTAGATAAAGAAAAGGAAAGATTATCTGAAAGGCTCGATAAGACAGAAAATACCTACGATTTAGCTAAGGCTTATGTGCAACGACAAATTGATTTGTTAGAGACTGAAAATGAAGAGCAAGAAAAACAAAATGAATTAGTTGAATTACAAAATAATTTGGCAAAAGCTCGAAATCAAAGAATAAGGATTTATAAAGAAGGCGAGGGTTTTGTTTATGAACAAGACACTGAAGCAATTCGTGAAGCCACACAAGCATTGCAAGATTATAAAGCTGAATCTGCTGGAGCAGAAAATGCTGTAAATCCTGTATTAAAGCAATGGCAAGATGTACTTGATTTGTTCGATGATTTAGAAGCAGATTATGAATTAAAAGCGTTAGAAAATAAAGTAGGCTCTACTGTCGGTGCTTTATTTGGTGGTATGGGTACAAGTACAAGCGCATGGTCTGATTGGATTAAGAATAATTTATCAACAAGCTATGGTTTACAAGATGTACTTGACCAAATGGATAAACTGGTTGATACTGAAGATATTCTTGGGTATCTTGACCAAAACGGAAAAGTCACCGATGCTATCATTGATGCGGCGATTGGCAATAATATTTTACCAGCTACTTATGCGGCGGCTATTACACAAGCGGCACAAGGAATTGGTGCTATTGCTAATACGGGTGCTAGTATTGCTACACAAAGTGCCATTTCTTCATTAACAAGTGGTGCTATTGTTATGAGTGGTGGTACACAATATGGTAATGTATATAATTTTGACAACTTAGTATTACCTAATGTAACTAATGCTACTGAATTTGTAAACAGTCTTGATAATTTACCAAATACTGCGTTACAAGTTAGTACGCAACGAAATTAATATAAGGAGGTATGTGTTATGAATAGAGAAGTAATGATTACTACAATTGTTGCTGTAATCGTAGCTATTTTAGACTTTCTGAAAGTATTCTTTGGTATAGATTTTGGTGTTGGCGACGAACAAGTTTTAGCTTTCGTAACATTGGCTGTTGGAGCTGTTTGTTATTGGCGTAACCAAGACTGGACTAAGATTTCAGCGAAACATACTGGCGCGGCAAGACTTGAAAAGAAACAACGTAAAGGTAAGATTACAGGAGAAAACTTCTTTGATGATGTAGATGAAGACATGAATGATTATGACGATGAATCGGAGGTGTAAATATGGGGTATATAACTTATAAACAAGCTGATTCGCGTTGGGGTTCAAAGAATTACAATGGGTCTTCTACAATGGCGCAAGCTGGGTGTGGTGCGGCTTCTGTAGCCATGCTTGCTTATGCTGTAGATGGTAAAACCAATCCGTGGGACGTAGCTAAATATATGAAGGCTCATGGTTATGCCATTCGTAATAATGGCACAGCGTGGGCTGGCATACCAGCGGCTATGAAAGCTTTTGGTCTTAAAGATGTTAAGGAAATTAATGTCAATACTACTATGGAGAATGTTTGGAAATATTTGGCAAAAGGTTATTGCGCTGACTTCTTATTCCGTAGTGGTAAAAGGGGCGGCATAACTTGGACGACTTCTGGACATTATATTGCTGTAACTGGTTATAAAGTTAAAGATGGCAAACACTATCTTTATACTCGCGACAGTGGCGGGCGCAACCACACTGGCTGGTATTGTTATGAAACTCAAATGCGTGGGTTGATTCCTAAAGTTTGGGTTGGGTTAGTGGCAAAGAAAGAAGAAAAACCAATCCCTAAACCTACAGGTAAATATAGTGGCACTATTGCTAAACCTACTTTAAAGAGGGGTTCCACTGGCGTTCAAGTTGAATACTTACAGAAATTCTTAAATTGGTATCTTGGCATAAAGCTTAAAGTTGATAGAGATTTTGGAGCGGCTACTGAGGAAGCATTTGAAAAATTCCAAGTAGCTGAAGGATTAGTTAAAGATGGTGTTTATGGTACTCAATCTTATGCTAGAGCAAGAGCTTATAAAAAAGCATCGGAATCTACTACCTCAACAAATACCACATATAAGGTTATTGATATCAGTTATTGGCAACAGAATGTAGATTGGGGTAAAGTCGCTAAAGATGGTGTAAAAGGAGCTATCCTTAGAGCGTCATATACTGCACAGAGTTCCTTTAGTTTATCTAAGGACAGCACATTTGTTTCTAAACTTAATGGTGCTTACGCAAACGATATTGCGATTGGTGCATACCATTATTCACAAGCTATTACTGTTGCCGAAGCCAAGAAAGAAGCAGAATATATTTGTAGTATTTTATTGCCATATAAAAATAAAATTACCATGCCTGTTGTATGTGATTGGGAGTTTGGCGGCAGATTATCTTCAAGCAAAGCAAAGTCTCTTGGAAAAACGAAATGCACAGAAATTATTAGTGCATTTTGTGATGTTGTAAAGCAACATGGCTATACGCCAATGGTATATGCTAATTATTCTACTTTTTCAACATATCTTGATAGAGCTACATTACAGAAAAAATATCTTATTTGGTTGGCTCAATATGCAAGTAAAGCATCAATGGATTACGATATGTGGCAATATAGTTCTAGCGAAAGTGTAAGTGGGATTAGCGGTAAGATTGATGTAAATAAAGCTAAGGCTAACGTATTTAATCACCCAAACAATAAGGTTGCGTCAACTGTTCCAAGCCAAATCGTTAAAAAGATAGATGAGTATGCTCACCCATATGGCACAGCCGAAAAGAAATGGGCATACGACACTGGCGCTCCATTACCAGCATATAAAACGGCATTAAAAAAGCAAATGGGCAAGACTACTAAAGTATCACAATCAGATTGTGGGTATCTTGTTGATACAATTGTAATAGAAGTTTGCGATGTTGATAACTTTCTTATTTTACCATCTAGTCCATCTAAAGAATTTCCAAAACTTACTGTTGGTAGAATTGTACATAATGGTGGTAAAATTGTTGATGGAGAATTACAAGCTGGTGATGCGGTAGCCTATAAAAAGAAAGAAGAAACCTCACAACACGCCATGTTCTATTATGGTGATGGTAAGATTGCGGAAGCTGGCAGAAAGACTAGATTCCCTGTCATTAGAGAAGACACTAAGAAATATAATGCATCTAATGTTGATATTGATACGATTAGAATCATAAGATTTGATAATGTATAATAATTGAATATTATATATCATATATATACGGTATAATATATTATGTTATACCGTATATATTTTTACATATGGATAATAAAGGGAGTGATAAGTTTATATGGCAAATTCTATTATTAAGAGCATAAAAACCATCGCTCAATCATTGGTAGACAATGCTGGATACGATAAGACGCGTGGTGGTCAAATCGTTGGCGTAAATAATATAACTAAAACTTATTCTGTTAAAATTGACGGAATCACATATCCCAATGTTAGGTCTGTCGATGATAGTACATATAATATTGCAGATTTAGTTAAGGTAGTTATACCTTGCAATCAAGCTACGCAAATGTATATTGCGTCAAGCATTTTGTCAGATAATTCATTGGGGAATAAGATTGCTAATGCAACAAGTATAGCAGAAGACGCACAACAGTTAGGTTTGGACAATCAAGCAGAAATTCAAGAAGTGTCCGAGGTTGCTGATTCTAAAAATAAAACATTCAGACAAGATTCAGAACCCGACACTGGCATGTCGAAAGGCGATATTTGGATAGATACAGATGATGGTAATAAATTGTATATTTGGGATGGTAATGAATGGGTGTTTTCTGGTGGTGGCGATGGGAAAGACGGATTAAATACCGCTACTATTTTATTATATAAACGTGGAGCGACAGCACCAAATAAACCTACCGCAGACGTTACATATACATTTGCAACCGCATCATTATCACCTACGAGTGCGTTGAATGGCTGGACGCAGAATATTCCAACTATAGATGGCAATCCTTGTTGGGTTATTGCGGCAACTGCAACTGCAACGACACCTACTGATGTTATAGCAGTGGACGAATGGACATCGCAGATAAAATTCGTAGAAGATGGCGCAACAGGTGCAACAGGGGCTACGGGTGCGACTGGTGCAACAGGCGAAACTGGTAAAACGGGAGCCACAGGCGACACAGGCGCAACGGGGGCTACTGGAGAAACTGGTAAGACAGGAGCCACTGGAGATACAGGAGCCACAGGTGCAACTGGTTTGAGTTTACGTACCAAAACGGTGTTTTTATATAGTCGTACCACATCGACAAAACCAACCACTGGTTCTTATGTATATAATTTTAACGAAAATACATTATCCCCTATGCCTAACAATTGGTATCTATCTATTCCAAGTGGTACTACTCCTTGTTATGTTGTTAGTGCGGTGGCGATTAGTTATGAGGAAACGGCTACTATTACAACATGGAGCGACTC